CATTGTTGCGTATTGATTTTGGTTGTTCACCATATGACTGATAATACCGTCTTTATGGTTTTAAAATCAAGGTGTAAGTTTGTTTTTGTTCATGGTTGATTATCTTCTTTTGCGTTGAAAAGTGTTTTGTTCACTTGCTAATGCGTACATATTGAGTACAGAATACATTATAAACTTGTGTACAGGATATAAAGCATTGGCACTGAGCGACACCAAACTACGAGGCCTCTACGGAAAACCCTACTCTGGCCCTGCTGAAATCACCGATGGTGACGGGTTAAGTGTGCGGATTACTCCAGCAGGAACTATCACGTTTCAGTACCGTTATCGCTGGAATGGTAAGCCAGTACGTCTTACTGTCGGGCGCTATCCGTCTACTTCACTGAAGGACGCGCGTGTTATCGTCGGTGAGATGCGCGCATTGTACATGAAGGGAGTTAACCCTAAAAATTATTTTGCGCCCAGTGACGGCGAACTGACATTAAAAGAATGCCTGGATCAGTGGTGGGATAAGTATGTTACTGATCTGAAACCCAATACACAGACGCTTTACAGATCCGTCGTGTACAACACTATGTACACACAGTTTGAAGGCTCGCCAGTTGCCAGTATCCCAGTATCGGCATGGGCTCGTTTCTTTGACAAACAAGAAAGCCTCAACAAGAAAAAGGCTCGTGTTTTGTTGTTACAACTGCGTTCAGTTATTAACTGGTGTATCAGCCGCCAGTTAATCCCATCATGCGAATTACTCAAGCTTAGTGTTAAGAATATTGGGAAAAAACCAGATGTAGGGAGTCGTGTACTTACCTATACGGAACTGGCAAAAATTTGGCTGGCGCTGGAGAACTCAAAAGTAGTTACTTCCAACAAGGTGTTACATCAATTGCTATTGCTATGGGGGGCCAGACTTTCTGAGCTACGTCTCGCGACAGCCAGTGAGTTCAACATGGAAGATCTGGTCTGGACAACCCCAAAAGAGCATTCAAAAATGGGGAATATTATCCGGCGTCCGGTATTCACTCAGGTTAAACCTTATATCGAGAGATTGCTTAATGCGGGTTTTGATGTGCTATTCCCCGGGCAGGAAATAGATAAACCTATTGATCGTTCGTCGGCTAATTTGTACATGAAAAAGTTAAGGGAGAAAATTGATATTCCTGAATGGAGAACGCATGATTTTAGGCGTTCTCTGGTAACGAATTTATCTGGGGAAGGAATTATGCCCCACGTCACTGAAAAAATGCTGGGGCATGAACTTGGGGGAGTTATGGCCGTGTATAATAAACACGACTGGTTGTCGGAACAGAAAGATGCGTATGAGTTGTATGCTGATAAAATTTTCTGGCACGCTAAACAGCTCGGTTAATTCCTCCGGCTTTAAGCCATTGTTCAACGGCCTGACGACTATATCGCGCCGGATGAGTAAGTACTGGTTCCGGGAATCCGTGTTTTTTTCGCAAATTATACAAAGCTGTGCGCCTTTTTTGTAACAAATCAGAAACCTCTTTTTCGGTCATTAAGTTGACTTCCATAGTATGCGCTCCTTTTCTACATGTATTTCAACAGCCTGATATCATCCACGCCCTAAAGGACGTGGATTCCCGCTACGTTCACTCTGACAATTCGTTGATCAAGTCACGGTATTTATTCAGTTCTTGCAACGCCTTACATGCACCCTCCCATCGTTTCTGTTTCCGCCCGGCGCGGCGCGCTTCTTTCCGTGATTTACGTAGCAGGTCACCTATAATGTTGTTCTGCACTGGCTGAACTGGCTGAACTGGTTGAACTGGTTGAACTGAATCAATATCTGTTTTGCTTCCAACTCCCTCTACTGCCTGCCAGATGCCGTTTTTTACCTTTACGATCCCCTGGTTTTTCAACTTCCACAGCGTATCAATGACGTCATTCAAATCAATATTGAGACCTTTAGAAATGCTGTCGGCTGTTGCTTTTCCTAATTTGTTCAATTCTGTGAGTACGGCGTTCATTTTTTTCTCCTGATATTTTAATGTCGGTGGGGGTGTTATGCGATTGGTGAGGTGTCAGCTTCTTCTACCAGCTTTTCCAGTTCATCCAGCTTTCGGGAAAGAATTTCACCAAACAGATGAAGTTCTGTATCTGCTGTGATCGGGATCGGAACAAAGCGTATTCCACTTCTGGCAAGTTGATTTGCGATTTCCAGGCACTGCCTTAATTCAACTGGTGATGCCTTTGTCAACGTCGTTTTTTCGCTCATTGGTTTTCTCCAGAAATTTAACAATACCCGGAACCATCTCAATGGATGGTGTTCCGCATTGGTTACCCCAGACATCAAATCCATGCGAGGTGTGACGGGCGAACAGTTCTATCCGGGGAACATCGCCAAGAAGTTGCACAAGTTTTTCTCGCGCCATATCCGGCTTGCGGGAGTGATCAAGGCGCGGTGCAGTGAATGACTGGATTATTCCGGCGTTAATGCGTTCAGGCAGATTTCCTTTCACTGCAAAAAGGCAGTCTTCGCTGTTAGCGCGAGTGGTGCTACCCATACCCATGACCAGCTTGTCGGTCTGTCTTTTCCCGCATTTGTTCCAGGTTAATCCTTTCATCGTCACCAGACGAAAGCCCCACGCTTCTACAACCTTCAATGCTTCAAGTGGTTGTGTAGGCACCCACCACATAGCCAACAGGCAATTATCGGCTGCCAGTTCCCATACCGGGAGGCGGCAGATATCCAGAAGACTCATGACCGGATATTTAAAACTTGCACCGCGTTGACCATCGGTTGCTTTGTCTCGGAATGTCCAGGGGGGATCTGCGTAAATGAGAGTGTATTTTTTCGTCATAGCGCGTTTTCAAACTCATCAATGTAAAGTGCAACAAGTGCAACGCATCGTCTGAAATCGGCTGCGTCATGTGGAGCACCGAAGCTATGACCATAGATATTCTTTTTCAGTCCACATGCGATTGAGGCAAGAGTTGCGCTACTGATGCCAACATAGTCAGTCGATTGCCATTTCAAAACCTTCATAGCCAAATCTGACATTTCTTGTCTCCAATAAAAAACCGCCATCAGGCGGCTTGGTGTTCTTTCAGTTCTTCAATTCGAATATTGGTTACTTCTGCATGTGCTATCTGCGCCCATATCATCCAGTGGTCATAGCAGTCATTGATATTCTCCGCTTCGATAACTCTGTTGAATGGTTCTCCATTCCATTCACCTGTGAATTTGAATTTCATTAAGTTTCACCTGTAAAAAAAGGAGCCGAAGCTCCTTTGATATTAAAATTCGAATTGTCTCGCCCGAAGGCTTTTTAACATTGGTCTTGCCCGTTCGAAAATGGCGCTTGTCTGGTCAATTCGTGTTGCCTCCCTGAGCAATGCGTCTCTGTTTTTCGTCACCGTGTAGAAAGTCTCAAACGCGATGTCATACAGCTTGCTCGCGTATGATGAGTTCAGTTCCTTCAATATCGGATACAGGCGTTTGCTGATGTCCTGTGCTTTCTCCATCTGTACCTGCATGTAGCAGAGGAGGATGATTTCCTCGTCTGTGAATTGCTGTGCTGGTTGCATGCTGCGAAGTTTCTTTTCGCACTCGATGAAGTATCGGCGTATCTGGCGGCCTTTTTCGTTACGCTCAACCATCGCCAGTTCTTTGGCTGTGTCGAGAGTTAGGTGGTAGTCCTTGCTACGGCGATCACCTCCTCGCCCTTTGGTTTGCCCATTTTGGCAAATCAAAATATAGTCCTGGCTTTCAACGAATCCATATTCAGCAATGCGTTCTTTAACCCAGTGCGCGAACATTCTGCCCACACCAAGAAAAGAGTGTAGATCACGAGCGTTAACTAGAAGAATTGTTTCGTTGTCGATAGTGCCGTTGAATACGGGGATGAGTTGACTGGTCATGATGACCTCCTTTGAAGTTTTAGTTAGCAATCACCAGTTAGTGGCTGGTGATCGGGTGTCAACTAGAGCCTTCAAAGATGCTCCGGGCATATTCCCCTTGCGGGTATTGTATTACGCCTCTCCACCCGACCTTTGTACGGATGTGACTATGCCAAATTGCAGGCATAAAAAAGCCGCAAAGCTATCGGGTGCGGATGACCGCTTTGAAGTTCTAGTGCGGTCAGTATGCGATAGCTCTGGCGGATTTGTCAAATCATGTAGGCCTTATCTTGCTGTAAGCCGCGCCATTCGGGCTTTTCCCCAGATTTGGGGGAAACTATCTGCGAAGTATTCACCTTTAACGGCAAGTTGCAGGTTAGCCACGACCTTCCTCCTTTGGCTTGTGAATTTGTATCGTCATGTCGCTTTGAGTGGTGACTACAATGATAGAACCAGGCTGAAGGCTGTTAAGATTGAATGCTTCGTAAAACGAATCCAAGGCCAGCGCTTTTTTATTCTTTCGGTTCCACCAACGCCATCCCTTGCTACAGGCTACACTGACAATCCACTGTCCACTCCTATAAGCCAAATAAAACCAGATGAGCAAAACCTGAAGGAATGCTATCCAGTCAATAATCGTATATTTCGCGAAGGAGTCCATCAATTAACCTCCTGCGGCGGTTCTGGTAGCGGCATCCAGTGAGTTGCTTGCTCAATACCATTACCCGGCTTAATCGTTGCATCTCCGCGCCGAAAGGTGCTTCCGGTATAGCGTGCGGAGCATATTAGCGGTTCAACCAGAGAGCTATCGAAATTCACCGAAATAAGCACGTTCTGGCCCTTTTCAGGCATTCGATCACTACAGCTTATCCAACTATCCGGAGTTACCGGAGAGTTACCAGCCTCATAAGCGGATTTCATCCAGTGCGTAAGCGTTTCGATGCTTACACATCCGCAATCAACGTCTATTTTTTCTTTTTGTTCTGACAACCATTCCTGGAATGACAGCTTGGCAGTCTGGCTTGCTGGATCAATTCGTGGCAGGCCGATATATAGTGGTACATTTCCCGGCTCCATCGAATTGTCGGGACAAATAAACGTGTTACAACCATATTTAACGAGCTCAATTCCCACTGTGTCGATAGTGGCGAATGGTTCAGTGGTCAATGCAGTCAACGCAATTTCATAAGCACGGCGCTCAATATTATCTCGCACGTCCAGGCTGCCGATTCGCTCTTTGATTTCTTTAATCATTTCTTTGTCGGTGAACGTTGTCATGTGTTAGTCCTTATCCACTTCAACGCCATCTTTCAGCGTGATGCCGTGCCAATCATCAGCCCAACTGGTTAACCCAGGCGCATCAATGCTAGGCATATAGACGCTTGCAGTGTGGTAGCCCTTATCGTTATCAATGCTGGCAACGTGCTCGCCGTTGTATGCGCTCAGCGTGTCTAGGACACTATAAAACTTTCCTCCGGCTGCCCTGAAATCCTTTACAGCCTTCACAAGACGATTCCACGCTTTTTCCTGTTCTGGCGTCAGGTCGATTAATTCCTGCAAAGTTGCCATTTCAGTTTTCCTTATATGGGTTAATTTTATTGTGCAGTGTGTTGAACGACGCCCATACCACGTCGTTATACAACTCAATAACTAGCTCAATTATTTTCCCGATTGCCCAGACAAAAATTAGCGGGGATATCGGTGTCATCAACACGATAAACAGAATGAGAAACAAAAATTCTGTCGCTCTACTTTTTCGCGGATATTCTTTTCTGAATAATGTAGGCACATCACTCTCCTTTGTTGCTCCTCAAAATTTTATGCCCTGGCGCAAAAGCACGCGTTTTGTCTTTGTTTATTCGCCAGCCATCCTTGCGCGCCTCTTTTGCACAGCCAGCCCATGACGTACCGATATACTCACCGAAATCTGGCGTTTGATATTTACCATTTGTACACTGGCGACAATCACAGTAGAGATGCATGGTGTAACTTGCGGCAATAGCCATATCCCCCTCCTTTACCCTGAAGCATGGCGTCGCTCCGCTCTATACCATCCAGCGCGATTCGCAGTGCCTGAATTGTGGTAGTGCTATCGTTTGGGGCTATTCCATATCGCTCGAATACAGCTAAATGGTTGCGCATAATCTCAGGCGTAAGCTCTTTGTAAGCATAAGCAAGAGGCTCTGATGCATTATCCGGCACAACCGACGCAGGCGCGGCAGCATAAACAGGAATAACGTCCGCTTGCTCTTTATTGCTTTCATCCGTTAAAGCCCAGAATAATTTCCCGGCCGGATGTTTGAAAATATAAGCAACTGGTTCTGCACTATCAGCTTCGCGCCGCTTCTGTAGCTCTGCTGCCATCGCTCTCACGACTTCAACTGGTGCCCTTGCAGCAAACTCCATGTTGGTGATCAGCTCATTAAGAAATTGCTCGCTGGGATACTGTTTCTTATCGGTTATAGTGGTC